AGGCATCTCAACCTATTTCACCCGGAGGCTTCCAATGGCAAATACCCTACTCACCCCGACAATGGTCACTCGAAAAGCTCTGATGATACTCCATCAGAAGCTCGCGTTCGTCGGCACGATTGAACGTCAATACGATGACAGTTTTGCCAAGGACGGGGCCAAAATCGGCACGACCTTGCAAATTCGGCTCCCCAATCGGTACGTCTCGGCGGTGGGAGCGACAGTGACCGCCTCCGATACCACGGAAACGTCCGTGGGCTTGACGGTCGCCACGCAGCGTAATGTGGCGATGAACTTCCTCACATCAGAACTCACGCTCTCGATCGACGATTTCAGCGAACGGGTCATTGACCCCGCCATGGCGGTGATTGCCGCTGGCGTGGAAAATGATGCGTTTCAAATGGCGCTCGATGTGTACCAGCAAGTGGGGACCGCCGGGACCATCCCCACGGCCTTACTGACCTATCTGCAAGCGGCAGCGAGACTCGATCAGTCGCTGGCCCCCCGCACGAATCGGTGCTTGCAGTTGCCTCCCCTGGATGCCGCGACCATTGTGGACGCCCTCAAGGGCCTCTTCCAGGACAGTCAAGCGATCTCCAAGCAGTATCGTGAGGGGATCATGGGCCGGACCTCCGGCTTTGACTGGTACAACAACACCTTGACCTCGAGGATGACGAACGGGAACAAAGTGGCTGCCGTCACCGTGTCCGGTGCAGCACAGGTTGGTGCATCTCTGACTCTTGGTGGGTTGGCCGGGGCCGATACCTTCAAGAAAGGGCAAGTCTTTACAGCGGCGGGCTGTAACGAAGTCCATCCTGAAACTAAGGTGGATACGGGCCGGTTACAGAAGTTCGTGATTACGGCGGATGCGACTTCAGGAGGCGCAACCCTCGCGGTGTCGATCAGTCCGTCTATTGTCGTCACAGGTGCGTCGCAGAACGTCACAGCTTCGCCGACCAACGGTGGAGCCGTCGTGTTCGATGGGACCGCTTCACTCCTGTACGGGATGACTTTGGCGTACTACAAATCGGCGTTCGCCATTGCGTTCGCAGATTTGTACATGCCGAAGGGACTCGATTTCGGGTCTCGTGAGGTGATGGACGGGATTTCCCTCCGCATCGTCCGGGACTATACGGTGCTGACCGATTTGATCATCACTCGGTGTGATGTGCTCTATGGGACGAAGACGATTCGGCCAGAATTGGCCGCTCGTGTCGCGTCCGCCTAAGCGGCATGGTCTCATGCGGGTAGGGACGGTCATGTTCCTACCCGCTCGCCTAGGAGCCGCATGTCGATCGCACACACCTTTTCCACAAGAAAAATCTACGCCATGCTTATGCGTGGGCGTCCAGACGAATCGGCCTCGCATCACAGCCTCGGCGTGTATTCCAAGCAGGAATATGAGGAATATCGGGCCAAAGGGTGGAAACCTGCGCGTGAATTCATGGAGATGGTGGATCGCGCCAGACGAAAGGATTGAGCATGGACTACGTGTATCAGGAATATCCCAAGTGTCTCTATCATCCGAACGGCCTCACGATGGAGGTGCTATCTGAGGAAGCAGAAGTGGCCATGGCGGAACTCGGCTGGCTCACCGCTGACCAGTTCCATGCGTCAGAGACCAGCGACGCACCACAGGCACACGCATCTGAGGCCCCCGTGATTGCACAGAGGAAGTCACGCCGATGAGCCTGACGATGAGGAGTTGCCATGCAGAAATACGTTGATTATTTAATCGCGAGTTTTGATGGCAAGCCGATCGCTGGTGCGCTGGTACTGGTGAATGTCTCGGGTGGTGGCGCGGCGGCGATTTACGCTTATGACGGGGTGACGCCGCAGGCGAATCCCATCACGACAGAAGCGGATGGGTCGTTTTACTTCTTTGCCGCGAACGGGCTGTATGATCTGGTCATCACGAAGTCTGGCTTAACGTTCGATAGTGACGATACGGCCAAAATCACCCTGTTCGATCATGCTCAGGCTAGTCATTCCCAGGCGCAGGTGACGGCCACGGGCAGCACGACTGCCCGCAGCTTGGAGGATCGGTTCGCCGATGTCGCGTATGTGCGAGACCACGGAGCAATTGGAAACGGAGTGTTTAATAGCACTGGGGCATTTGTGGCGGCGGCTGCCGCTTCACGAATCATCTATATAACCGGAGGTCCGTCGGCGAATTATATTGTGACGCTATCCTCTATTCCGCTCACCAAAAATTATATATGGATCTCAGATGGGGCACAGGTCAACGGGGTCACTGTCATACCGTACATGCTGGGTGTGGTCCGGCCTGCATCGGGCAACACGTTACGGCTAGGACATGACACAGCCGCAGTCCCTGGCATCAATAATCCCGCGTGGATTTATCGCACGGTCAGCAGCGATGAGGGGGCCGTTAACCCGAAAGCCCTCCGTGTGCTCACAGATGTCAATGTTGATACCGCACAAACCGAGTGGGCGATCTCTGGGGAGTTGAATAATTATTCAAACACAGAGAGTACTGGCAATGTTTCGGTCTCTGGCACGTCGAACAAGTACGGCCTCGCACCAGTTTTTGCGGGGCACTTTAACGCCATCGATAATCACTCCTACGATCTGGCAACTGATACGACAGGTGTGATCGGCGTCGAACTGCATGCTCGCGGGCTTGGACCGGATGAGCCTACCCTAAATAATGGCGTCGGCCTGCGTATCACGGCTGATCTACGTGCCAAAACATCACCGAACGCAACGCCAACCTGGGCCTCGTGGGCGGCGACGACTGTGTATGCACAATACGCGATCAAGAAACCCACGGCCACAACCTTAACCGTTGGCTATCCAGGCTTTTACTATGTGGCGACCACGGCAGGGACGAGCGGGGCGAGTGAGCCAACGTGGCCGACCACGGTTGGCGCGACGGTGGTTGATGGGTCTGTGACGTGGACTACCTACAAAGGCGGCGAAAACGGCACTGGCATTCGCATTAAAAATGATGATTCGACCTCGAATGGCTGGTACCGCGTGGGCCTGTCGATTTCCGATGATCTGTCAGGCGCGAATCCCAACGCAATTCAGACCCCGATAGAAATACGGACAGGTGGCCCCTACGGGATTCGCATGGGCACTGGTGGGTCAAAATTCCGCACCATAGCAGACATCTCGCTCGAAACGGACAGTAGTTATGGGTTAAGCGCGACAGGAAATTATACCAATGCGGCGATTCGCCTAGGCGACGATCAGTTTCTTGCGCTACGATCCAGCGGCACTGTGAAGCATCGCTACAATACCAGCACATCTCGTGCCGAATGGGCCGTGAGTGGCACGATACGAGCCGAAATAGAATTGGATGCGACACCCAAGATATTGCTGAACGGGGTGCAGGTTGTCGCAGAGCGCGACGTAGGGTGGACCGCGATGACGGGCACAGCCAATGAGGGCACCAGCTATGCTACGTCCACCGTGACGCTCGCAGAATTAGCAGGTCGCGTGATGGCACTGCAAGCGGCATTGACCGCGCACGGATTGATTGGGCCGTAAGTGATGCGTATTACGCTACTCTATTTTGTGTGGCTGCGGGAGTAAGGCGAGACGTGCCGCACAGGTCAGTATCACCAGTCAGTAGGAGTGGATCATGGCGATTGTCGGCACACCGGGAACTCCATCAGTCATCATAGTGAGAGATCTCATCGCAAAGGCATTCCGTTTGATTCATGTCCTTGGGGATGGCGATCCGATGACGGCGAGTGAAGCGACGGATGCGCTGGACGATCTCAACGCCGTGGTGGAACAGGCCAATAACGATAAGCTGTTAGGGCATTACAAGACCGATCTCGTGATTCCGTTAGTGGGAGGGCAGACCAGCTACACGATTGGGCCTACGTACAGTACGCCGAACGTCGTGGCGGATCGTCCCGTAGAACTGCTCGGCGGGTTTTCCCGTCGCGGCACGGTCGATCTCCCGCTCTTTCTCGCCACAAAAGAGGACTATAATCAGATCACGCAAAAAACGGTCAGCATCGCGGGGTGGGAAGCCCTGGTCTATTACGAAGCGCGGTTCCCCGCGTCGATCCTGTACGTCTATCCGGTGCCACTGGATGCGTTGACCACGATCTATCTGACCGTGATGAATCAGATCGCGTCATTCGCCACCTTAGAGGAAGTGGTCTCCGTGCCACCAGGCTATCGGATGTGGCTACAATATAAAGTGGCCATGCGGCTGGCTCCGCAGTACGGCATGCCGTTTACGACTGACATGATCAGCAATTTGCTCGATATTGAATCGTCGCTCAAGCGGAACAATATCAAGCCGCTGCCGGTCGCGACGGTCGGGTTAGGCTCGTTGTCTCGCGTGAGCAGCGGGACGTATAACGTATATTCAGACCAAAGCAGGCCATAACACGCACATGCAGGACGACGCGACATTGACGCAACCAGGCCCACAGCCCCGCGCGTCCATTCCTATCTTTGGCTTGGGGGCGCAGCAGCGTTCGCCGTTCATTTCCACGGTCAGGCGTGTCAACGCGGTGGTCGAGATGACGGAGAATGGCCGGCAACAGGCGGCGCTCATCGGCATGGCTGGACTGTCGGCCTATCTCACGCCAGGGACTCGTCCGGCTCGTGCGTTCTTTATCCGGGAAGGCGAACTGACGTTTTACGCGGTGTTTGCCGATCAGATTGTGAAGATGCTGGCGAATACGCCCCCTGAAATCCTCGGGACGTTCACGACGATCGAAGGCCCAGTCTGGATCGCCGACAATGGCACACAGCTCTTCTTCAATGACGGCGTGAAGGCCTTTATTTACAATACCGCAACCGGCGTCTTCACGCAGATTACAGACGCGGATTTTCCCGTCAATGCCCATGGAGGCACGTTCCTTCAGGGACGCTTCTGGGTCTATACGACCACGGGCACGGCCACAGGACGCGTGTACGGCAGCGATCAATATAACGGCCTCTCGTGGGACGCGCTCAATTTCTTTACCCCGGAAGCGACCCCTGATGGCATCGCGTCGATTGTGCGGTGGTACAACAATCTCGTGATCCTTGGGAGAGCGTCGATTGAGTGGTGGACCGGCATTTCGACACAGATTCCTGGCTTCCTGGGCTTTCAGCCGATTACCGGCGCGAACACCGAAGTCGGATTAGGCGGAGAACTGGCCTATGGCCGTGTCGGGCAACGATTGTTCTTCCTGGGCCGTGTGAGCGGGCAAGCCGGGGTCTACGAAATCGTGAACTATACGGCTGAAAAAGTGAGTACCCCCGCCGTCGATGCTGACATCGTGACGCGCATGAACCATTCCGTGTCGATTGGCACGGGGTATATGATTGCAGGGCATGGGATTTTTCAACTCACCTTTCCGGCCACCTCAGTCCAGAGCGCCATTACCTGGGCGCTCGATGTGGAAACGATGCTCTGGTCGGAGCGGCAAAGCTATAACACGCCCTACTATCGCGGGCTGTTGGCGGCGACGACGCTGGATCGCGTGTTCATCTCGGATGCGTTCACCGGCACGAT